CCGGGGTTTCGTTCTATATCTAACCACCTTCGGTCGAAGGTTTATAGACATAGAATTAACCGATCCCTGCAATATTGACAATAGCAACCCGTGAGGGTTATACTGTCGCCGCTTAAATCCACGCGGTGTAAAAATGGTCCCATCTCCTATTCTAAGCTTAGGCGGAGGGATAGAGGTCCACGCAAAGTACAAAATACTTTGCGTGTCTTTATCAATCCGCACATATCGCTTAGCTACGGAGAAAGGGACCTTGACACCACAGGAATCATCCTCCCACAGAGGAACTGGACGCCACTTAACTCGCAAGAGTAAGTATTGGACAGTCTTCGGTAGAAGGATACCTGTTCTAGTGGAGAACAGATTAAGCTGGTTTATCACAGAGTACGAATCAGCGGGCCCGGAGAGTGTCTTAATATACACTCCCCGGAGGTTTCTACCATCAAAGTAGTCACCACCACAAGATTCGCGGAACGGACCTTCACAAAAGGTCTTGTCTCGATTTAGATTGAACCCTAGGAGTTGGAGAAGTCGACATACCTTCGGATAGATCTCCGTTGGTATGACGATATCATCTCCATTAACCCCAAAGTTCCCCTCTAAAACACCTCTAGGATAGACGGGTTTAACGCCGCTAAGCCTAAAAGCGGACATTACGGCACAGGAGAAAATGATTGTCTGCAAGGGAAAGGTAAATCCATTCCCCATGGTAGAAACCATATGTAACTCCTGCAGTCTGCCGTCAGGCAGTCTCGAATGAGTGGACCTCATAAGAACCAACCACTTGAAGAAATCAGGTGGAAGGAACCTACGGAGCATACTCAACGAGATAGAGTCAGATGCCGAAGATAGATCAATGGTTGCCCATGAACCATCTAAGGATCCTTTCTTTGCTAACTCACGGTTCTTGAACTGTTGATACCTTAGATCGATTCCAAGGTACTCATTCAACCGTTCATTCAGTATCTCTGCAAAGCCTAGCTGAAAATACATATTCAGCGGGGCCTCAACACAGATACTTCGTGAGATGCCGTCGTTCTTCGGAACGAAATCAAGACGGTTACCTTCAACGCTATACGCCTCCCCGTGTGTAAGAGACCGAAGAGATTCGGCACTCAGCCACTCCGGAAAGGCGGAAATATAGCGCCTGTACCAAAAGTACAAAGAAGGATTGGTAAAGGATAGTTTGGATGAGAAGAACTTCGTATAGAAGTCCGTCCCATCCGCTTGAAAACCAGAGCCGGGACCGACACCCCCTCGAGAGAGGATGTCGAACGGATGGTCTACAAGAGGGTTAATCCCACGGTGCCAAAATTTCCAAAGGTAGTTTTTAAACTCCCCGAGGAGAAAATCGTCACCGTAGGCCTCACTATCTTTATACTCCCAAGTCCGACAACTGTCATTGACAGAGAGGAACTTGTCCAAGGCAGCAGACTTTGTCTGATCAGTCATCCCAGCTTCCATTTTCTTAAGGAAGCTATGGTAGATAGACGACGCAGCCCGCTCCTTAAAAGTAATCCCAGGCCAGTCTTGCTCCTGCTGCAATCGTGAGAAAGCAGCTGGATCAAGTTGGTCTGAGAGATCCTTCTTAAGGCACGAGAAAAGAGCATGAGGGCTAACACCCATAAATGCCACCTCTAATAAGAACGAGAAACAAGGAAATAGTCTTCAGCTAATAAGGCCTAAGAATTCAAGAAGTCTTTGGCCCGAAAAGCATCCAACTACAACCCCGAAGAGGAAGGCTTTCACCATCCTCTTCAGACACGTATTATCGGACGGTGATAAGCCGTCAGATAACGCCTTTGATGAGCGAATCCGCGTAATCATCTGACTCTTCAGCCAGAAGACCGAGGGTAGCGCTCACAGCGGCTTTGATGTTAACAGCGTCGTTCAGCTCAGCGCCCGCCGGAATCTCCGCAATCAAGCGGAGGTTCATGACGCGCACTGTCTGACTCGAATCGATGTAAACACCTTTGCGTGTCAGGATCTCGATCCTATTGAGGGGAACATTAGGGTAAGACCCGTTCGTCGGATTCGCATTCGGGCGCGCCTTATAAGGAGCGCGACGAATGGTATGCGTGAACGGATCACCCGCGGTGTTCGCACGCACGTTCGTCTGGGTTCCGCCTAAAGCGGAAACAGCCCATTGACGTGAGTTCGCATCTGGGGCCAGGTCACTAACCAACGTATAAGTTGGACTAGTGAGACCAGTCACAGTAGCGCCCGTAGTAGAAAGGTCGGGAGACCAAGTCATGGAAGATTCTCCAACAATGTAGTGGATAGACTAGGCTAGAGCCTAGGACCTAAGAACGTGGCGAGTGGCCGCAAGCTGGCGAGTGAGTGCAACTAAGTTCACCCACTTTAGGCCCATTCCGGGGACCTGTAACTCGAAATGAGGTACAGGGAACCCGACGTTTGGGACGCGCTCAACTTGAGTCCACTTAACCACCGACGCGCCTGGCTCACCTTGGATTAACTCGTTAGAGTACAAACCTTGATCTGCATATGACGTGTTGGGATCGAGCCAAACTTTCGTACCGGCATTTGAAGAAATGACGGACGATCGCTGGGTCCGAGCCACCCACGCTGGATGCAGGTTACGGTAGCTCCAAGATGAAACTAAATCACCAATATTGGTGAAATAGTCCACAAGGAAGGAATAGGGAATAAGCTCCCAAAGCGTAGGAACGAACTCCCACGGAGAAAATCCGTAGGACGAGAAGCTGTCTGGTCCAGAACCACTGGAATGGTAAATTCCATAGTACTTAACCAGAACATCAGTCTCTATCGTAGATTCGCTCGAGAGCTTCCAGCCGTAGCCGATGTCAATATCTGAATTGGGCGTCTTAGAAACAGTTCTAATGTCTCTGCCAGAGGCCTTTACCATCTTAAACAATGGTTTGACCCAGCGAGAACGATAGAATGAATCTATGGCGTTATCCAAGTCGCTAATGACAGGAGCCCAGCCGAAACTCCATTCCAACCAAGTGTCCCTAACAAAGTTAAGACGCGTACGGCGCGCGAACCTCGGTCCGCCCACTCTAAGGGCTTTCAGATAGTTCGAAACGCCTTCGCGTAAAGCTTTGAAAGGAGAACGTATCGCGTGTAAGAGCTCGGGAAGTTCCCCAGTAAATACAAGTCCCTTAAAGGACGAGTACACTGAGGCCATCTCTTGCCCAAAACGGGATGCGGCCAAGTTGTCTGCATGGGTAGACGTTGCCATATAAGACGAAAAGTCGAATATGCCAACCGGCGCTTTGAGAAGATTCCCAGAGAGCCGAATTTCTGTCGAGAAGTGAGGATCCGAGCGATAATTGTTACGGTGATGAATATTCATAGGGAGAGCAGCGAACTCATACAACGTTCCATTTAGGTTCGTTGTTGCGTCGCCACCCTCAGCTATGATACGGCGATACCCCTCTACCGGGCCCTGCTTCGTGACTATGTTCTCGGCAAAAAGCCGAGTACCTAGACCATGAAACTGGCCAGGATTAGTAGGAGTAAGGTCGTCATAATCATACTTATAATCAATCATCGTTGTCGAAGTCTCCACAATCTCGTCAGTCATACATCACCCATGGTGCCGAAGCACGAGAGAAGGATCTCACGAGAGATCCAATGCACCTGGCTTTCGCCTGGTGAACTATCCTAATCGGGTTGGGGGCCGAAGAGTAGAGAGAGAGCTTCAATAACGAGCTGAGCGTTCTTAACAGAACACTCGATCGTATTCGAAGTAATCCAATACTCGTCGCCACTAACCGCGAAGGATACCTGTATTCGCCGAACCTCATCGGTGCTAGTCTGCACACGAATGATAGTTGGCTCAGAGGAACCTTCACGAGTGAAGGGACCAACGACGAACTCATCAATGTGTGACATGTTAGCTCCTAGAGTTAAGGCGTGATACAAGAGGAGGCCCGAAAGGGC